CTACTCTATTTATTCTTACTCCAGTATTAGATAGTGAGGTTATGTCTGAAGATATATAAAATGTTCTTGTTAGATTTCTTATAACGGGGGTTAAACCATAAGTAGAATCTCCTGATGTGTACTTGTTAATTTTTACGCCAGATAGTTGTCTTCCATCATAACGAGAAGAATTCCAAGCCTTAGTATCTAAAACTGAGTCGTTAAATTCAAAACGATGTGATTGTGATATGGGATTTAATGCTGGCATTATGCTAGGGATAATTTTGTACTAATTATATTTGTCTGAGCCACATTTTCATTAGCAGTTGATTCACTTCCTGTAAGTATATAATCTACTACATCTATAAAAGCTGTATGGACTGTTTCAGATGTTGATTTATTTAAAGAAGCTGAAAGGTAAAATGGGGCTAAGTGTTCTGTTTTTTGCTCATAATCAATATTTTTACCTGGAAATTTAGCTCTTTCTAAATAATGTGATTCAATTACTAAACCTGTTTTTAAATTAGCTTTTGCCGGAGTAAAGTCTTTAATCATCTTAAATAAAGTATGATCAAAAAATTCTATTGTTCTTATGTAATCCTGGAAATTATATTTATTATCTACTTTTTGAAAGTAAATGTCTTTAATAGTTTTTAAGGCAGGATAACTTCCTTTTGTAAAGGATGTAGGATCACCAATATAATCATCTAACCTAAATCCCCCGAGGGTATGAATTATATCTTCGTTAATTTCAAATGTTGGAGAGAAAAATACACCTAAATCTGAGTAATCTAAAGGTTGTCTATCTTGGGCTGATGTTTCAACTGAAATAAATGGGTCTAAGAAATTATCATCAAAGGTACCATTGTCAATTCTTACTTTATCTGAAACCATTCCCGAACCTACTGTGTCTGGTGTAGTTAGGTGGTGAGTTTCCTCTAAAAAGACTGTAGTAATATTACCTATTCGGGCAAGGTTTGTAAGTGTAGTATTTGGTGCTTGATTTTGGGTGCCAGCTATTATATCTTTATTATTAGATCCTAATGATAATCTTTGAAATAAAGCCTCGAAACTTGAACTAATAGTATTACCATTATAATTAAATGGTGATAGTGATTGATTTGTTATAGTTGCTTTAGTTAGTTTTTCAGTCCATGCTCTATATTCTTGTACACTACCCGTAAAGGGTGCTATTAAATTACCTAAGCTAGTGTTAGCACCAACACCGAATGTATTTCCAATAAACGAACTATTATTTGAACTAGCTAAATCTGTAAAGAAATTAGGTACTTCCATACTACAAGATAAAGCATAAGTATTTTTATTAAAAGTAGTATTAGTTGCAAACGCTTCAACTGTGTTACCTTCAGCAGATCCACTGTTTAATCTAACTGATAGATTCCAAACATCACCATTATATATAGGTCCTAATGGGCTACTAGAAATAGCTTTAATTCTTTGTGGAGCATCAAAGTTCGATGGGGCAGCTAGTGAACCTGATGCAATAACTAAATGGGCAAATGAGCCACTTTTTAATTTAGAAGTATCAATACTTTGAGAAATACCTATTACTATGTCATTAGTACTACTAGTAGGAGCTATTGACATAATATCAAAAGCCGTAGTTGTGCCTTTAGTAGGTAAAAATCTTACTTGTAAAGTTTTAGTAGTATTAGGAATGTTGTTAATATTCATAACAACTGAAGAATTTGCTGCTGGACTTGCCATTCTACTTTCCTTCTGGTAAGAAAAAGTTCTAAATCCTGTTTTATCTGATGATGGTCCCCCATATTCTTTTACGTGAAGTACGGATTCTGGAATACCATAACAAGCAATTAATGCTTTTAATCCGCGCTCAGTACCTTTAGTCTTTAAAAGATAGGGTGCATTGTGGTATAAACGCTTCCATATTTCTTTAGAAATATCACCCTTAGGGATTGATCCTGCATTAGATGCAGATATCATAGTTGAATTGTCTGTGGTTTTATATTGGAAAGTACCACTACCATCATCTCCTAAAAGATATTCATAAATAGATGAATTATCAAACTGAGAGTATGCTTTAATACCTTTTTCAGTTAGAGCATTAAATACTAACTCTTTTGAAATGCCATCATTTAACCCACTATCCGCTTGATGTTTATCAGTTATACTATCTATGTATGCCCAAATACCATCAAAATGTTGTGCTATCATTTCGGTAAATAACACATATGCTTCGTTTTGGGGATTATCTCTAATATCTGGTGGGATAGTTTTTCCTATATAATATGGATTACAATCATCAAATTTACTAGCACTTAACATTTGCCCACCATAATAAGCACTTTCATAATCATCAATAGGAGCACCAAACCAAGATACAGCAGCTGCTGAAGCTACTTTAGCATTAGTATGGGGTTTTCCAGTAGTAGTTTTTGGCCAAGCATAGTCTCCTTTTTCAAAGAAAAGATATCTTTCATAGTAATCAAAATCTTGAATGATAGTATTAGTTTTATCATTAAATATTTTTTTATTTTGTATTAATGGGGTAGATGAAGATACTGAGCCTGATATATTTGATAATATAGCTAAAGAACCGGAGTACGATTCTAATAATTCTAATTTATATTTAAAGTTTTTAAGTCTTTCAGTAGCAGAACTATAGTGGATAAAATTTTCAAAAGTATAACCTGATGGGGTATCGTGATTATCAAATTCTAAATCAACTGAAATATTACCTTTTAAATGATTTTGGATATTATTAAAACTTGAAGTAGATGCTCCATTATTTAAAATTTCGTTATATGTTTTAAATCCAGAAGGAACAGTAAAATTATCCGTATAATCTATATTAAAATTAGGAGCTTTAAGTGGGATTCCTGTAGATATTGTTATTGGGGCTCCTAAATCTATTGTTATTTCTATAGGATTAATTAGGTCTTCATATAACCTAAAAGAACTATTTACTCCTAATTGTGGAGAAAGGGGCTGATATAATTTTATTAATCCTGTGTTATTGTCTAATTGGGCATTAGTAAGCATAGCCGTATTTCCTCTACCAAAATTTAAATTTAAATCTTTAACAAAAGAAGAAGCATTAATAATACTAATTAATTCTCCTACCTTTCCAATAAAATTATTTTCATTAAGGGTATTAGAAGAAAATCTAATTTCTGTTCTTGAGGGTGATATTTCAGTTATAAAAAACTGTTTGCGATTTCCTTTAGTTAAAACATTTCTTTGGAATGAAAAAGATAATTTATATTGACCACTTGTAAATCCATAATCCCCTAAAACTTGCTCATAATTAATATCAATAGAATCAATTAAATTATCTTCAGGGTTTATATAAGGAGTATAATCTGTGAATTTTTCATCACTAAGTATTAGGTTCCCTTGTAAATCAGAAATAATTAATTCAATAGAGTCATTATCTTTCCCAAACCTTCTTAATAATAATTTTGTAGGTATTTGGTCTAAATCACCTTCACTTATTGTTTCTATGGATTTTGAATTTACTATCATTTTATGAGATCATTGTAGCGTAAGTCATCTTTGTAAAATCCTTTATATAATCTAGTAGGTGGACTATATCACGTGTTTCACCCCCTGATGATCTTCTTTTAGTATCTGCCTTCCATTCACTGTATGTTCTGATTTCTTGGAGTTCGCGGATTCCGGAATCTCCCCCCTTATCATAAGCATCATTAATGTCTCTGTCTAGGCCGTTTTGGTTATTTTCTTCAAATGGGTTCACACCATTAGGGAGTTGTTCATTATTCTTAGCATATTTTGCTGTCTTTTTAAGACCATTAGGAAATAATAAGCGAGTAGAATCACTACTCCAGTATATATTAGGGTCATTGGGATTACCTATTTCTAATGTAAGGATTTGCTGTTGTGATTGGGCTTCAATACTATCTGATATTGAATCTATACTGTTTTCGTCTACCTGTAGTGCTTCTGTTGTTAGTTCTATTATTCTGTTTTCTAATCTAATAATTTGGTCTTCTAAATCTCTTATTTGTTCATCCTTAGGATCGGTAAAATCACTTACATAATCCATACTTTCTCTAATAAGAGTATCATGAGAAGAAAAACCCTTTTGGGGTATATCAAAAAATATTCTTCTATAATGTTTAAAAAAGCTAGGTATATCTATTTTTTCTTTTTGGGGTTTTAGTTCCTTTATAGAAACATCTATCTTTTGTCTAAATGCCTCTTGACCATATATAGTTTTTTGAAATTTTATACCTCCTAAAACTGGAGAGGGAGTTGGTTCAACCTCTTCTACAAAAGGTGTTGATTTAGTAGGCATATCCGAATCTCTCATTTTACTACCATCAGGCATTATATGGAACCCATCCATAGAGTTATTACCCTTAGTATTATTTCTATTATTTGAGTTAGGGGTTGAAGGGGGTGGAGTAGAATTATATGCCATAATTATGTTTTATTTATTTTAAAATAATAATCATTATCATAAACTTGTATACCATCTTCATTTTCATGTTTAAATAAAAATTTATAATATCTTTCTTCTTGAAGACCTTGCATATACATTTTAAAGTACATACCTTCACTGTCTGCACTAAGTTTTGAATGTTCACCAAATGGTATAAGTGTTTCTTCTGTAGCATAATCAACTAATGAATAAAATGATTTACTAGTAAAATACTTAACATCTAAAAAATTTGAAGTTGTAACAAATTTTCTTGTAGGGTATAATTCTCTAACATTTAGTCTAAATTTAGGTTCTTCAATAGTTTTATATGAGCCCTTATTATTTCTTAGAGTAATATAGCATTCTCCTGTTTTTTTAATTTTACTATCTATTGCTAAATTTGTATCATATACTGAATCATCCCAAGATATATCTAAATATGGTGGAAATATTGTGTGGGTATCCATAGAGAAAAAATTTAATTCTCCATCATCTACTGCTGTATGTTCTTGTGAATCTGCTCTTTTAATTAAGAATCCATTATTTTCTATTCCATTAGGGTAGGTACTAGAATATAGACTATTGCTCACATGTTTTAAAATTGGATTAGTTAAATCAAATGATAAATCTAACTCATCTCCATAACCATAAGTTCTAGTTACTTCAAAATCTGATCCTGTGTACCATGTTCCTCCTCCAGGAGAGGCTGCTATAAAGCTAGCTGTAACTCCTGTAGATAAGCTTGCTGTGGCCCATTTGGTACCTAATTCATCATTTGAAATAGCTTCAGGACTTCCATCTTTATATAACCATGAACACCCATTTGAAATTATTGGTATATTAGTAAATCTACCAGTTCCATTATTCCAACTACTTGATATAGGAAATACTTCTAAATTTTGGTTAATACTTAATTCTCTATGTTCAGTTTGGTAGAAATTTAAACTAGCTGAAAAGGGTTTACCGGTTACTGTGTTATTGACAACATTATTAATTTCAGATTGTTTAAATTGAATTAAAATTCTACTAGGATAGTAGTTTAAATCTGTAGAGGATTCCTCATCCTTTAATGTTAAAACCTCATCAATACCTGTGTTAAGTATAGTCCTAGTAGGGTGAGAGTAAATAGTAGTATCTTTTTCGGGGAATATAAAATAATGTGCCATAATGTTAATTTGTTACTCTACCAATTATATCTGAGTTAGGAGATCTTAATTCAAAAATACTAGGATCTAATGAGGGGTATATAGTATTATTTCGTGTAGCTGCTTCAAAGTTATATTTAAACTTTGAATAACCCGAATTTATACCAAATAAATTTGTAAATACCATATTATTTACTGTTTGGATCCCATCTACATTATATAGTAAACCTGTTATATCTCCTTTATTAATTGGTTGATTTATTTGCCAATTGTCCGTGTTAAAAAATGATTTTAGGACATTAATACAAGATAAAAGAACTAAATCATTTGAATATCCACTTTTAACAGTTATGTCAAATTCAATTTTAAAATTAATTACTGATGCTTCTTTAATATTAATAGCATCTGTTAGCATCCTATATTGTTCTAAATATGTTGCCAAGTTAATTTTAGCAGCAAGTGGTAAATTAACAAGTTTTTTATTTAAATCATATCCTAAAGTATATAGATTTAAAGCATTAGGGTTAGATATTCTTTTATTAGTATCTGTAGTTAATTGTGTATCTTGAACTAGGTAAGCTTTAGCGACTTTACCAAATTGTGGGGGTAGGGATAATGCTCTAAAAATATAATCTTCTTTAGTTACTGTTCTTTTTTGAGCAGAGAAGTTTGCAATAGCATTTAATTTTATATCCTGCGCTGAATCCCCAGGACCCCCACCGGTAGCAGGGTTTGGGTTATTACAAGCTATTGAATTAATAGCAGTTTGGAATACTGTAGCATCTGTTCCTCCTTTAGTAGCTTGCACAAGTACTGATCCTACTCTATTTATAACATTAGCATTAGCATTTGAATTTATTCCTCCCCCAGTTAAATATTTTACAGTTAAAGTTGTATTTGATGGGACTTCACCATATGCTTTAGTAAATAAGAAATTCGAAGGATCATATGCTTTATCTAATAATGACCTGCCATCTTTAATTCCTAATCCTATATTATCTGGGTTTGGGATTATAGTTGTATCATCACCACTAGTAGCCCCGGCACCAAATTGAATCTCTATTTTTTTATCAGATTTAAATCTTGTAACAAATCTTTTAGAAACTTTCTTAGTTCTTAATAAAAAGGGAACTTGGTTTTGATATTGTTTTAAATCTGGATCATTTACTTCAATATTTGGTACTTCTTCAAATATTGTTTCTTGGGCTAAGTACGGAACTTCAGTATATTTATTTCCTTCCGAATCTGTGATTGATTGGATAGATATAATTTTAGAATCATCTAGTGATATAGTTTTAAATCTTTCAGCTGCCCCAATTGCAAAAGTAGCAGTTTCTATTTCAGCACTAAGAGCTTTAACTTTTTTCTTTAAAAGAAAATAATCTGGTTGAGTACCATTTATAGAATAAATAGTTTGTTCCGTAGTATCAAATGAAGAACTAAATGCAAAATTTACATCATTTTGGATAAGGTAATCAACCCCACTATTATTGTTAGGCTTAAATATAGAATTTTTTTGTATTCTAAGGGCATAATCATAATCAGGACTACCATTATCCTTAGCTGGGATTTGTTGAAATATTTCTAATTCAACGGAAGCTGGGTTTGTAATAACAGGTGTATAGCCTAAATTATATGCTAAAGCATATAAATTTTCTTTTTCTTGGGCATATTGGAGAAATGTTTCTTGTACTTGGGCATCTGTGTAAAATGATAATACATCACCAATATATGATGCCATTTCAATAAACATAGTACCAGGGCTTCCTTCAGAAAAATCATTAACTGTATCTGGGTAATATATTTGTGCTAGATTAATAAGGGCTCCTTTAAAGTCAGAAAAATCCTTATTAAGGTAATTTATAGTTTTATTATCGGATGTAGCGCTTGAATATGCCATTATTGGTTATTAAAATTATCATTAGTAAAACTTAAAGTTACTGCATCTTCTTCATTATTATTTATTAGTGAATAGTTAACTGTAACAAATAATTTGTGTCCGGCAATTCCCCCATCTTTTAAAGAAATATTTTTGATTTCTATTTCAGGTACATATTGTTCGACTTGGGGAGTTACTATAGATCTAAGATTGTCACCTGCTATTTCAGTTTGTTGTTCAAATAACCTATTTTTTAACCCAGCCCCAAATAATGGGTGATTTAATCTTTCTCCAGGAGAGGTTAATAATACATTTACTAATTTAGATTTAGCATGATCTTTAGTAGTATAATCTAAAGTAAATACTGTTTTTTTATTAAAAGGTAAACGAACTCCTACTGCTATCTTTTCAGATACATCAACTGGGTCTATTTTTATAGGTTTGCGGAATTTAATAGCCATTATGGTCTAAAATTTTTCTTTCCCTCAATTGCCTTCATTAATTTGCTATAATCTTTATTTAAAAATTGATTTACAGGATCATGTGGGTTATGTTGGGTATTGGGTTGATTATGTGATGATTGGGCTGTTTCGTTTAATAAACTATTTAATGTATTATCTTGAGAAAAAGCTTGTGGGGTAAATTGTTCTCTAAGTTTTTGTTTAAATTCTTCGGGTGAAGGTTCATTTTTTACTTCAGTTATAACTTGATTATTAGTTGTTAAATTTTCTTTTAGTAACGCAATTTCGCGTCTTAAAGCATAATCTATTTCTTCACGCACAACTTTTCTAATTACTTTTGCAAATGCACTTAATTTCATAATATATAGTGTTTTTAATAAATATTAAATATTTTTGTTTTATTGGTTAAATTTTTTAAAGGATACTTTAGGTGGAAAAACTACATCTGAATTAGATGTATTATTAGTATTATTATTAGTATTGCTCCCCTTATTAGTATTGCTCCCCTTATTAGTTACTATCAAAGCATCACTTAATACTGTTGAAAGGTTGCCTTCATTTTTTAGATAATCTAATAGGTTTTCATTTCCTAAAAGTTCATTATCATTATCTTCATCATTTAACTGTGGTAGAATTAATGATGCTATAAATTTTTCATATACATCTACTATTTGGGCTTTTAAATCTTGAAGTGTTATTAGAGCTTTGTTAAATCCCTCAATTCCTTTATTTAAGGGGGACATTATTTTATTAACTTCTTTATCAAAGTAATTTTTAATACTAGAAATACTATCTATAGATCCTTTTCCTTTTTTAACTAAATCTTTTATATCTTTTTTCTTTTCTCCTAATTTATCAATTACACCACCATTAGCAGCTAAAGCTGTAGAAAATGCTAATGCAGCATCAATTGATACTATTAAACCCTCAATTATAATAAAGATGGGGTTTAGTATAGAATTAAATTCTCCTAAAAAAGCTAATTTAGATGTTATTTCATTTAATTTATCTTTTATAGATGTTAATTCCCTTTTACCATCTTCTACTTTTTTTATTGCTTTATCTATAATAGATATAAATTTATTATAAACCTTTTCTACTTTTAGTAATGTTTTTTGGAATTCTATTGAGTTAGATATAGGGACTGATTGAATAGCTCCCGTTGGATCTGCTACTGTAGATGCTACTATTGATCGTAATTGGAGTTCAAGGTCATCACGTGTAGGTATTTGTGATCCTAATTCCTCCTCTGCTCTTTTTTTAGCTGCTGCTAATATTTTGTCTTGATTCTCTGCTAAGAGTTTAGACATTGAGTTTATAGCATTATTAAGTACATTATTTATCATCTTATAAATACTTTATCACTTTTAATATCATCTAATTTTGTTTCTATTCTATCTAAATTAGATACTATAGCTTGCCCTAGGGTTTTATTAATAGCTGGATTAGGACCTTGTAATCCTGATGTTTGTGGGTATTGAATAGTAAAAAACATTTTAAGAGATCCAATTAAATCTTCTAAAATTAATTTTAAAGTATCACTTTTAACAGCAGGTATGTTGGGGTCTTGGCCATCTATTACGGGACCAATGTATATTTTGGGGGTATTAATAAATGTATTTTCCCTAGTATTTATGTGGAATTCACCTTCAGTTTTAAATAAAAAAAAATTAGTAGTTGAAAATATAACATCATCTCTCCCATTAAATACTAATCGATCACTGTCAATTAATATTTGTTTACCTATATATAAATCTTCTTGTATAAATTCTTTTGCCATTCTAGATTGGTGTTAGTGAGTCTGCAATGTATCTTGCATTTTCTATTAGACTAGGTCTATGTGGGTGATAATTATTTCCGCGAGCTTTACCAATTTGCGTATTATTCCCTTCAAATTTTAATTTCATAAAAGTAGGTACGTCAAATAAAGGGCAATTTTTAGCTGCTACTTGGTTATGGCCTATTACTTTAATGTTAGGATAAATTTCAATGTATCTTTTTATTAATTTATATAAAGTAAATACTTGGGGTTGGGATATTAGATTCCCATTCCTAGTAGATGCATCTCCCCCATTCCATCCCTCTAATTTTTTAGACCCAAAACCATATAACCTCCTATAAGCTTCCTCTTCTGTAACTCCTAAGGATGGGGCTACACCCTTTTTACCATCCCAACTATCATCAGATTTAATTGGATTTCCATTCATTGGTCTATATCCCCATTTTTTATTAAATCCTCCTATCCAATTTAAATGTATACTGGTTGGATTCATAGCTGTAGCCCCATTTGTTTGTACATCATCAGGATAACATCTAGTTGCAACACCATTATTCATTACCATCCAATGATAACCACCATATTCCCAATCTCTACCATCCGGGTTAAAAAATCCTCTCATGGTATCTGCTGGGGTTCTATCGTTATGCCCAGCGGTACAGTGAATAATTAAATACTTTATGGTCCTTCCTGTAGTTGCCTTCATAGTTAATTCAGAATCAGGGGGAGGTAATAGTATTATTGCGCCATACTTATTAGTATAAGCTGCTTTATTATAATCACCAGCCTTCCATGCTGCATCTGCTAATTTATTTATTGCAACTAGATTATTTTTACGATATTTTTTATTTTTTATATCTGTAGCCATATTATCTATTATATTTTGTGCACTATAACCAGAAGCATTTGGATATTCTATAAGAATATCTTTACTAACATCATTATCGGGGATGTCGTTCCCACTAATAGGAAATCCATTAGGTAATATTAATTCAATAGCTGGATCTGCTACCGTACCTGATATTGCTTCATTTTCCATAGGGTCTTCAGTAATAAGTTCCTCTTCTATGGCTTCATCTAATGCATCAAATACTGTATATCCCTCCTCTATATATGGTGGGGGTGTAGTAACAACCTCTTTTACCGGGGTATCTTGAGAAGATAAATCAAATTTAAGGTCTTGGGTTTGAAATTCTGGGTTTGGGGTTAATTCAGTTTTATCTATATCTAAAACTACTTCCTTAGCTATATCATCTAAAGCTTCTGTAGGGGGTATATATTCAGAATTTAATGAAGCGATAAGATTAGATGATGTTTTTATGTTAACTTTTCGATTTGTTGCTAAGTGTATAGTTCCATCATCATCATTAATATTTTCTTCCTCATTATTTCCCAAACTTAAAACCATAGCTCTATTTTGCTCATTAATATCACCAACATTAGCTTTATCATTAGCACTATAACTAATTCGTTGGCCGGCTTTTCCTTGGTTTACTGTGCCACCTTCAGTAAGATTAAGATTTTTTTGGTTTGGGTCTTCTTTATAATAGCTACCTAATTTAATATCTTGTCCCTCATTTAATCTATATATGAAATCTCCACCAGACCCCTCCTGAAATAAAGTATATTTTGGGGATTGAGGATCACTTCTACCTAAATACCCTAATGTACGTAAATATTGATTTAACATCTTTAGAGCAACCTCTTGACTAGATGATTTAAATTCCTTTTCAATTTTAAAATTAGGTGTACTTTCTCTAGTTTTTTCTTTTTTACTTTGAAAATTCTTTTTAGCTAATGGTAAAGCATTACTCCCGGCACTATTCCATACATTTATAGCTTCCGTATAATAATTTGATGTAATATTAGAATCCCCCCCTAAATCAGAGTAATAATCATCACTAGTAGATTCAAATACATTTACTAGTTCTCCTATTAGGGGAGTTGTATAATTATTTAAATTTTTAGGTTTAGCTCGGGGTAGGGTTGTAGGATCTTTTGTAAATTCTTTTGTTTTTTCATCTATAAAAAATATAATTCCAATACTATCCGGCCCAGTGTAAGCAGGATGTTTTTTATTTAAAATAATATCAGCTACTCTTTTAGTAGTTTTTGGGGCTTTAGATATTCCCGGGGTACCAATATTACTCCCCTGATTTTGTTGGTTATATAGACTCATCTTTTGCTACTTCTTCAGCCATTGCTTGGAGTTGTTTCATTTCTTCATCTGTTAATAGTGAATCTACACTATTATTAGATGTGCTATTACTTAAACGTTGAATGACTGCCATCATTTTAATTAGATGTTCATCATTTTTTACTGATATTTCTAAATACTCTTTAATAAGTGGGACTACAACTGCTGTATCTCCTATATTTTGTATTAAAGGTTTTAATTCTGCAATTAATGCATTTATTTGTTTGTCCTTTTTCTTACTATTTGAATATATTTCTTTAAATACATCCGAGGAAGATTTTCCATCAAATATTATTTGGTCAAGTGGGTTACTCATACCTATAAATATATTACCCTTCAAGGTATCTAGAATAAGAGGTATTAAATATATCTCTCATCTTTTTAACTACTTTAGTTATAATAGGGGTTTCTAACTTTGTTAGTTCTCTAATATATATGTAAATAGCTTTTTTATTAAAAATTTCTAAATGTTCTCTATTTCTAAAAATTGTTAATACGGCATCTGCTACTTTAGCCTCATCTGGTTTTTTAAAATATTTTTTTAGATTATTATCTACATGAATAACGTACATATCTAAAAATTCTACTTTTACAGCAAGTGTTTCATTATGTTCAAAATTATTTAAAATAGTATCATCATAATCAGCATCTAAGGGATCTACTTTTTTCTTTTTCTTTGCATAATTTTTATTATTATAAAGAATAAGATAATTCTTTCCTACTATACTAAAATATGAAAAAGCTTTACCTCTTCCAACTTTAAAATAATGTAATTTTTCAAGTAAAAAAGTAATAACCTCATGTTTTAGATCTTCTAGGTCGTCAACTTCCGTATAATAAAATTTAAATGTATGTATAAGATTTTCTGCTAATTTATAAAATGAATAATGTATTCTTCGATTATAAATTTTGTTTCTTTCATCTTGATCATCACTAGCTAAATATTCTATTATAGCTAATTCTGTGTCTTCCGTAAAATATAGTCTTTTACTTTTTCTTCCTCTTTTTGCCATTTGGTTAGCGGAGACGAAATTCGTTTAGAGCCTCCTGTATATCCTTAACATTTTGAAAAAACCAGCCAACTTCATCATCAGCAATAAATGAACCCTTTTCATCTATTGTTTTTAATCTTTTAGCACTATAATCAATAGCGTCACTTTGTTTTGCTATGAAATCTTCAAGAATTTCATTCTTTTTAAGCATATTAAACATTACAAAACCACTTACTATAAGTAATGCTATTAGTATAGATATTATTATAATCATTTGTCTGCGGTAAAGAATGAATCTATAATTGATTTAGTGTTTTTACTAAAATTAGGATTATTTTCTTCTTTAATTGCTTTAGCTTTCCTTAGGCTTTTATCAGCTTTAGAGGCATTTGCGGGTTTAGTTGATTGTACGACCGAATTCCCAGAATTCCAAGTCTGATATTCTATTTCCTGAGATGTTTGGATCGCTTGATGTATTAGTAGGGGGAGGTGGGTACGAAACTTAGTTTCCTTCTGTCCACTATAAAAATAAAACTTATTACTTTCATCAAATAATCCCTCCTGAGCACGAATAGCTAAATATTCATTATGTGAAAGTTTAATACCAGCGTCCTGTAGTAGGAAAATTGTACGATCATATATTTTCATAGCGGGTACATCCGGGTTAAATTTATAAACCATACCTAAATTTTTAACGTGCCAGTCTGAGTCATTTTTAGTAAAATACTCATTATCCCAATCTCCAAGTTTTCCTAATTGACTAAATAAAGAAATGAAATTTAATTCTTCATCCGTGTATGTTTCAGTATTAGCATTATGAAATGCATAAAGTTTATGGAGTTGATTTGCTACTTTATTTACACGTAAAATGTGGTCTAGATAACCTCCAGGAAATGCATTGTTAAACCAATCTTTAGATGATGCCGGGGCAAACATCATTCGTTCTTTTAATAACTCCGTCAGTTTTTTAAGTTTTTTAAGTCGTTCTCCTTTAAAAGATGACTCTAATAATACATTAAAAGCTTCAAAATTTACTTTAATTTGTTCTGCCCCTATCATAAGTGTCCTATCTTAGAACCATCATTATCAGGTTCTACATTAATTATATTTTGGAGTTCTCCATATAATTCTTTAAGTTCATTATCCATATAATGGAGAGCTTCAGCGTTTACTCCACGCTTAACCATACTGTGAACACGGGCTAATCCTTGATCCAGGCGCTCCATTGCAACATTCATTTGATTTTTATATCTTGCCATATTAATTTTTTTTATATATTACGTAGTGTATGTACTAAAATATTAAATACCAAGTTTTTTATAATATAAATTACAATTACGTAATCTTTCTATAATATTGTGTTTTTCAATATTAAAAGTATTCGATATTAAATTAAGGGTATTTATGCAATTTATTGTTTCATCAATGTACTGTATTTCAACTACATTTTCTGTAGGGATAATATCGCTAAGGTGGTTAAGTTTTTGTATCGTAGAGGATTTCCACGCATTGAGCATTGATTCTGAATCTAATGTATCGAAAAAACTGTTTAATGACATAATATTTTATCTTATTAGCCGTTGCGACCTTTATACCTGAAGGCCTGAA